CTGCACCTGCCGAGATCGTCTTTCCAATTTCTGCGCCTGCTTCAGCTGCGGTACTTATGCTCTTTGCTGCAGCGGCTGTTTCAGATGCACTTTTTCCTGCATATTTTGCAGAAGTTCCAAGATGCTGCAAAGAATTGAATGTTGAACCAAAGGCGTGCGCGAGATGCATTATAGCTTCGACTATCATTGGAACAAAGAGCGCAAATTTCAACAAATGAAAGATTGTCTTTTTCATTTTTGCAGCTTCTTTGTTTTTTGGATTTATGAAGCCCTTGTAATCAATAGGCTTCTTGCCTGAAATTTTCTGATGTGCAACGTACACTGCATACTGAAGCTTCGGAGGTATTGCTGTCAATTCCATTATTGTTTCCTCGACATGATGAACCTTTTTTGCATAGTCATAACACTTATTAGCAGCGTTACTCCAACCAAATTTCTTAAAAATTGCAGCGATTATCTTTATAACCCAATAAATGATTCCTAGACCGCCAACTACAGTTTTTTCAAATGTCCACCATGCAGCGAATGCTGTTGCAATTATAGATTCTGATAAAATTTCTGAAGATGAAAGCAAACCAAGGCTTTGATTCAATTCTTCATCAATTAACAATAGCTGAAGACGAAAATCATGATATGACGAACCTTCATACTTTGTTTTTGATTCTTCTGTTATGATTATGTCTTTTGTCTCTAAAGATGACAGGCCCTTTATTTCCTTTGCAAGCGTTGCATATTCAGGAATACTTTTGATTATATCTTCAGGTGTTCCGCCGCCTTCGACTGTCGAAAGTGTATCAGTGAACTTTTTAATATCATCAAGCGGACCCTTCTTTAAGTCAACAGCTAATGATCTTACCTTATCAACAACTTCCTTTGATTTTTTTACAACCTCTGCCTTGAGTTTGTCATTTAGATTCTTAAATGGCGCTTTGAGATTATCTAAAATTCCTTCTCTTATAAGAACCTGTCGAGAAAGTTCATCACGAATGATTCTTCTAAGTTTGCGCTCTGTAAGGACTGGTGTGTTGTTTGGCTTCATGTCATCTGTAATTATCAACAAGACTGTATAGTTGATAATTTCGCGAGCATAGTTGACGCCTTATTTAGTCGTGTGAAGAATCTGTCATTCCAAGTCATTGGTTTTGCATCAGACAAAGCTATCTCAAATTCGGGTCTTGACATGTTGCCTGGATCGCCCCATGGCCTGACATCAACTACTACAACATCAACGTTGTATTCTTGTAATTTCTTGACTATCTTTGGTGTCTTTGTACTCCACATATCACCATCAAGAGATAATGCAACAGGTGTTTCATTGAGTAGTATTTTGTTGAATAGCTCATGACGTTCATCTAAATCCGATCCCAATAGTGCAGTTGAATTATCTGTGCATTTGACAAGATCAAATGGACCTTCGCACAATACGAGTCTCGATGTCCAGTCTATGTTGAATTCATTGAAGATGATCGGATTCTTATCAACATCTGGATTATCGTATTTTGGTTTTTTATACTTGTCTATTGACCGTGCAGTGAAATAATTGAGCTTTCCAAGCGAATCAAACGATGGCATAAGAATTCTTCTCTTCCACCTGGCTTCATTTGATAAACCAAACTTGAAATACCATGCGTCCTTTTCTGTGAGCCCTCTACTGAAAATATAACGCCATGCAGCTTTCACATCAGGATCAGATACAGGCGCTAGCGTCAGGAGTTGGAAGTCTTCTGGGAGAGATAAAGTCTTTTTAAGCTGTGCATCTTCTCCCGTGACAAGTTGATTTCCTGATTCAGTGCCACCAAATGAATCACGATATTTTGCAAACTGTGCCTGTGTTCCAAATTTTCGTATCAGTGGAGCGAGAGATCGAGACTTAAATCCGCATACCCAACAGTGGCATCTTTCATCATCTGACCGAATTGACAATTTCTTCTTCGAAGCATCTGTTGGTGCACATATTGGACAACGAACATCAAAATTGATCCCATTTCCAGACAGATGACCTTTGCCAAATATCGATTCAAAAAATGTTAATTTGTCAGTGATGCTGTGAATACCCACAGTAAACTGTATCATTTGTCATTTGAAATGTTCATAAGACATGCTGCTCTTGCTATTACATAAGCATCAGTCATGTCTCCTGCGGCATCGATATGAGCTCCGCTTTTTTTCGTAGGCCAAACAACATGTTTCAGATCATGTTGTGACATGTGTTCAAAGACCTGTTCTTTGTGACTCTTTCCACATTTCTTTCGCTGTTGAAGCTTTACTCCACAAATTTTTCGGGCTGATGCTGCAGCTATGTATGTTGGATCCAGATTAAATAATGAACGGCTTATGTAGGATACAATTCCATTAAATCGCATTAACGTGGTAATGGTGGCAGCTGACGACATACCCTTCTGAAAGCCAAGGAGCGGTTCTTCAAGAGCAACGACGTCAGCCTTTTGACGTGATGAAAGTGAACTCAAATATTCATGAACTGCATCTGTTTTTTCCCAGAAATTCTTACATTTCTTGAAATCAATCTTGTCTAATAACAAAATATGCGATCCCTTGTCATCTGGTAATATATTGGAATCTATCACACAGATACCAGTTATCGATGTACTGACGTCTAAACCTACTATTACTGACATACGATTACTTGAACAATCCTAATTTCTTAAGTTCGACTTCAGTAACGACTTCAAGTGTTGCTTCATGCTCATCGCACCACTGTTTTGCTGCAATGAGTTTCTTCTGAACTTTAAGTTGATTTACGCGCTTTGCAGGCTTGATCTCAACTAGAATTTTTCTACCATCTGTATACTCTACCAAGAAGTCTGGGAAATACTTACATAGCTTGCCTGATCTGACGTTATTGATATACATGACAATGACGCCCTCGTACAAGTATGATTTCACATCATGATTTTCATCAAGATACTCCATATATCTGCGCTCCCAACCGCTCCTGTATGCACATTCGCCTGCCTTTGGTGAAATGTGTGTGCCTGTAATGTAATGACTTTTTCTTTCTCTGCGCTTCTTTTTAGGCATACTGTCTAAAGTATACAACGATGGGCTAATAGTTAAACCTCAGATCAAAAATCTAGCGCAACCTTAAAAAGTATAGAATTTGATTCTCGTTTTATGATTGGCTGAACAAGCTTGGCTTTTGCAATCACATTCATATTCTCGTCGTGTAAGTTGATTCCGCTTATGTAGACAAATGGTTCATTGTCAATTGCTTCGCCAGACGGTTTTATTGATTTCTCTGCTGTGGCAAATGATGAATTTGAAGAAGAGTTATGAGATCCTGCATTTGCAAGAATTTCATATTTCGTAGAATAAATGTTGTGAACACCTTTGAAAGAAATTTCATATTGTGATTTTCCTATGAAGTAAAGATGAGGACTCTTTACAACGATGATACCTTCATCATAGAAAATATTTCCAACTGAGTTTTGTGTAGCATGCGGCGTTAATGAATCAGCCCTATAAAGATTACCAAGCTTATCATCACGCAATGTTATTTTTACAGAACCACGTGAACCAGATATTCCTACATCTTTCAGTTCAAAAGTACCAGGCTGTATTCTTCGTCCATAATAGAGATTGCTAATATTGAAAAATGTAACCTGATTTGAAGAAGGATCAAGCGTGCGTTGATATATCGTAAGTGGTACGCCTCTTTGCACGCCGCGGTCAAAGAAAAAGTCATCAGTGACTGATCCAAGTGATTCTGTCACTGCAGCAATATATGTCTTGTAAATATCGCCTGGTTCCATGCCTGGATTTTCTGGTGAGAATCCTACAAGTGCTGCAGTAAACGCCTCTGTCGTGGGATTATCCGGGTCTAGTCCGTATAACATCCTCGTAGCAGATGTTTGTGGATCTGTAACAGGCACACCTACTGACATTAGCGATGCAGTAGTAACAAGGTTATCAAGATTGATATAGCTAAGATCTATGTTACCTTGCGAATCTGTGTATTTATTTGTCAGTCGTTCTGTTGTAAGAATCTCATAATTCGGATCGAACATTCCGTCGTCGCACGGCAGAATTGTAAGATTTCTCTTTGCGACGCCGCCGTCAAGATACAAAAAGCTATTTGCTTCTTCAGCAGCAGTTGTGTGATCAATTGCTGATGCTGTAAGGTTAAGCAGCCTTGGAAATCTTCCCGTTGAAAAATCCTTAACGAAATTGTCAAGATTTATGTAATGGCCATTAACACCAAATGCCATTGCTACATTGAATGGATCGTCTGTTGTACCATCAATCTCAAAAAATGGTGTCTGAAGTATTCCGCCATGGTCTGCAACCCAACGTTTGATTGTCGTATCTTGAACAAAGAAAGGAGGCAAATAGAATGCAATGTTTTTCTTATTGATTGCATCAAGGCCTATTCCTCTTGACCCTGTTGCAGATGATTCTGCATCTGACATGAAATATCTACGAAATGTTAGATCGTGAATTTCAGCTTTCAAAGGATGCTTAAATTTATAAGATACAGGTTCATAGTAACCAATGTCTGCCTCTACAGTTGTTAGCTGATCGACTCCATCTCTTCGTGCATTGTTAGGACTAAAAAAGATACTCATTGCATCGACGCCGTAGTTTGATCCTTCATAGAAGTTTCCAACACAAAGCACGTCAGGATTTAATGAATCTGATGGCGGACGAGGCATAATCGTTCCACTTGGCACAACGAAATTTCCACGATTTATGCCATCTATCATGAAAGACCCAGTGCCGCGGTTTATTGCGCTTGTTCCCCATCTAACAACGACATGATGCCAGTTGTTATAGTTGAGTGAATTATCAGACGAAAGAAAAACAAGATCATTTGGATAAACGTCTGGTTTTGCAAATGTCGGTGCAATATTTGCTGATTGACTTAGTTGTAGTTGAAGTCTAAATCCTTCTGGTTTTCCATTCACATCTTTAAGCGATCCTGTCACAAGAGACAAAGCATATGATGAAGATAAATGGAATATTGTTCCCGCCTTAAAGTGACCATTAGTAATTCCATCTTCTTTGTATCTTGGATTTATGTAGAAGTCAAAACTAAATGCACCTGTGAGACAATAAGATCCTGATACATAGCCTTCTTGGCCTGGTAGATCTGAATCTTGTTCGTTGGGATACAGCAACACTGAACTCGTTGGAATTAGTTGTGTTGATCCACTATTTGCAGTGAAAAAATTGAGAGAATTATAGTTTGTGTAGGCCCAATGTGCATGCGGATAATCTACACGATAAAACGGCATTAACATATCTTTGACATTGTTTTTGCTAATTGTTCGCTTTGTTATCCTTGTTGTGGGCGTGAATCGTTCAATATCAAGTACATCTCTTGTTTTCGTAAGGCTGCCTGATACGAGATTAAAATATTGACCTAAATCTGATGTTATTGGCTGACCTATCTCGCGGATCGTTCGGGCATGATCTTTAATATTTTTTGACAATGAATCAAAATTACTATCGACTATTACATTGCCGGCTGTATCATTGAAAATGAGTGATTTTGTTGTGTCTTTTTCAAGATGAGACTGTCTAGGAAAAACTTTAACAGACCCAGTTATTCCAAGTGACGAAGATGAATAAAAACGATTTGGTGTTGTGACAATAGTAAACAGTTCTACATCGTCAGCAGTAACAGGAATAATTGCCATAGAACTCTCTAAATATACGGCGCTGTCAGGAAACGTCCAAGTTCTATTTTACATTTCAGTCAATCAAAATATCCTGCAAGCCAGATGAAATAAGTACACTTAGCCTTGGTGAAAAAGATAGAACAAATTCCTCAAACTTTTCATCTTGCTTAAGGCCTGCATCCTCTGCACAAGCATGTAAGAGTTCGTGCAAAATCAATTCTTGACGATGATCTTGTTTAAGTCTCGATCTCACACAGATTATTTGATCATCATAGTCAATAAAGCTTTTTATGTCTACATCATCAACTCCTTTTTTTGACAATGTCTGATCGAAATCTTCATCAGTCAACAAAAGAATTGTGTATTTTCTATTTCCTACTTTGATATTTTTTGATTTCATAAATGAATTTTTCTCCTAACTCTTTTTTCATTTTGTCGATAGTCTCATTTCCAATCAATTCATACTTCAAACCGCTTTTTTCGACAGCAATTCGAGTCATTTCAAGCTTTTCTGATATGACAGGTGTATTTTGTAATGCTGTTGGCTTAATTTCAATAATCACTTGCATTCCGTTATTATAACACAATAGAAAATCAGGAATAACCCTTCTTTGACCTTCGATAATAAAGACTTTGGATTCATATTTGTACGAAAAAACATCATCACACTGATCCCACCACATCATTGCTACCAGCTCCCAAGAAGATTTGAATTTTACTGGTGCAGACTTCAAGGCATCGTAAATGCCCGTTATGTGTTTCGTTTTATATCCTGATACTCCTGCTAGGATCCTTTTGACAGCAGCTTCAGAATATCTTTGTCTTTGTTCTGATGTCAGTGTTTCAGATGTATGTCCATAATTTGGATTACTTTTGCCAGAATGTGTACGGCACCCTAATGAAAACTGATCGTGTATCACTTTGCTTATCTTTTTTCCCAATAGTTCAAGTCGAACATCTGTTTCTTTTGTTAAACCTTTTGACCACGGTGATCTACCTGTCATTGACCCTGGTTTTCCATAGGCTGCATTGAATTCACCTGAATTTGAACATGACTTTCCGCAGAACTGTCTTGTTTTAGATCTGCCTGCATTAACAGAGAACTCTTTTTTGCAGTTCTTACAGATTATGACTGTAGGTGGTTGTCTTGTCTTACGTGTTGACAAGAAACAGTCATATGAACAGAACTTCGTCTTGTCAACAGATCCTTTGGGAACATCAAAATCATTTCCGCATGCAAGACACTTCTTCTTAGTGCTTGTATCGACGATTTTTGACATATGTGCAGAGAAGCATTCACGAGAACACGTCTTTGATTCACGAAATCGATATGGCTTTGTGAACGTCTGCAAACAGTGAACACATGTCAATGTGACAGTTTTGTCTTTGGATTCGAAGTAACACTTTTGTGTACAGAACTTCTTTTTCTTACGCGAAGTGAATTGGTTACTGCAATGTGTGCATGTTATGACGTGTTCCATACGTCATAACTATACAACATAATTTACTTTGTGTACGAGATGGTGTGTTTCTTTGCAAAATCGAGTCTGCAGCGAAGTGTCAAATCACGCCCGGGATTCTTTTCGATGGGCCTAGATAGTTTTGCAACAGCAAGCATGCCGCCTGAATTGTCATACAGACCAATCGTGGTTATATACGTGAAAGGCTCCTGTTGTTCCTCTGGCAATGCAGGATCGTATATCGTTAAGCGACCTTGAAAATCGCCTGTTTGTTCTATGTACGTCGGATTTGACGAATAGTTGAAATCATCAGGCAGAGCCCTACAGAAGATCAGTGAAGAGTTTATGTTTGTTACGTTCTGAAACGTGATTGCTGTGAGCGATCCTGCTCCAAAGCGTGTATAACAGAAGTGATCAATGATGTTATCTACAGAACCTGAAGTCATGAGATCTGGGATTAATTTTGCACCGCGACCCGTGTTAGGAGATGCGCCATGAGGGCCTGGTTGTGTTTCAGTATCATCTCCGCCAAGAATGATTTGTCCTGTTGGTGACATTGCATCGATTGCACCAGACATAAACTGTGATCCAGATGTAATTTTTGAAACATCAAGGATTGCGATACCACTATCATAATAGAGTAGACCAACAGCGTTAGTTGTTGACGATGCATCAACCAAATAACCGTACTGACCACCAACATCAAAATATCTAGAATCAGATGCACCAATATCTGTAAAAATTGCAGAGCCACTGAGTGAAGGTGCGTATAGATTAGGGACTCCATTAGCATCTATCTGATATTGTGGCACGTCAATATCTGCAGTACTTGCTGCATTGACTCTTACGAATGAAGCTTTCGTATAGAACCTCATTGCAAAAGTCTCGCGCTTGATTTGATCACGAGCAAAGAGTCGCTTAAATGCAATGAATAATGCTGAATCGATGTCTGTCTGTGATTGTGTAGTTGTCAATGTTGCATCTACAGGAATCTTAAACATTGACGTACGACTTCCGAGTAGCGTCTGTGCAAACTGACTATAAATGTCTGTCTTTTCTCTCATCATGAGAGAACTACTCGGATATAGATACTTGCCAGTTGTATCTTGTCCCGTTGTCGTTATTCCTGCTACGCCGTCATCATTTGTGGCATTTGATCCCTTGATTGCATCAGGAGGTGCAAGACCTATAGTGATATCAAAAATTGGATTTGCAGTTTGTAGCGTAAAATCCTGGTCGTAAACGGTCTGAAAAAATGATGAAGTCACTCCCGGGCCCACTCCACCAGTCACAAATACCTGATATTTTCTACGAGAGATTGAAGAACTTACGTCTTCTTGTAGAACGTCAATAAGTTGATTGAGAAATGACCTTGTTGTTTTTTTGTCAGATGCTAGGATTTCTTTAGAGGTTGCCATTGTATTATTTCTATGTCTTTATGATAAAGATGCTTTGTATGTTACCGGTATGTCAACAGTACAACCATGCCGATCACCCTGTACAGTTATCGTGCTATTAATCTGTCTTGTGGAAGTTCCAGTATCGATACGTTTTCCATAAACTGAAAGCGTTGTATTGTCAATAGTACGAGCTTTAACAGTAAATGTAATTGCAGTTTTTACAGCTGTTGAAGTTGTAAAAGTGTACGTAGCAATTCTATTAGGATCTCCCGCGTTCACAAGATTACGTGCAATGTCAGGTTGTGTAAGGTCTCCACCGATCGGATTTTCAATTGTGAAAAATCTATCAGGAACCTTAATGTGATAAATTGTTTGAATTAATTCTGCAGGAACTGACTGACCTGTCACATTGTTAAAATAGAGCGAAACAGTTACTGCAACTGTTTCATTCTTACCTTTTTCTAAATCAACAGCAGGGCTGTATTTCAGTACTGGCAAGTAGACAGTCGACAAAGTTGTTCCTGAATTTTCTCTACCAATTAACTTGTATTTGAGTGCAATGCTAGGATTTGTCAATGCCTCGAAGACGGGTGTATTCTTCTCAATCTTTTCTTTGCCTACTGTTCTGCCGTATTTCTTGATAAGTCTGTAATCAACCTCATCATCTCCAAGCGAGTAATTTGTGATGTTGAAAGAGCTATTAGAAGCTGCGAGGCGCTGTCTACCGTAATCGGTGAGGACAGCATCCAGAATTACGTTATTAGTTGAATGATCAAGCCAGCCCATGACTGTACCCTCCGGATCTTTCAACTTCAAGCTTTTCTCTTAACATTTCAACATCTTCTCTGCTCATTCTATTACCTTTTTTCAGTAAAATACCACTAGCTTCAATTTTTTGTTGTGTCATTACACGAAGTTTTTTAATCTCAACATTCAGTGAACGCGAAGCACTATCGAACCCATCATACACATATGTAAGTTCTTCATTAACATAACCAAATATCGGCCAAACCTTTCCTTTGTTTGAACCGATAATAGATCTGTCAACTTTTTTCATTGCTGCGCGAATTCGTGATTTATGTTCATCAGAGAGAATCTTGCCTCTATGTGCAGCTGAAAGTTTTGTTTTAGTTTCTTCAGAAAGAGGTCCCTTGCGGCCCCAATCTTTTCCAAAAAAAGGATTCTTATTTCCAGCGATTGAAGCAGATTGTTTCAAAGATTTTCTGATTCTAACTTCTTCTGAAATAATCTTCTTTTTTGCAGATGCTGACATTTTTTGACGTGTCTCATCAGAAAAAACTCTGTTCTTCAATTTTTGACGCGTTTCATCGGTCACAATGCGCCCGGGCGTTCCTTCGCCGCCGTCAGTCATATTATACCCTACTAATCGATTCTTCGTGTCAAGTTCCTTGATCCAAAATTTTTCCCTGTTAGATGCAGTATCATTATCGACACATTCTTCAAGAACTGTCATTTCAAATGATTCTACACCATATTTTCTAATTGCCTTAGTTATGAGTTGTTTTCTATAATGCGTCTCACATGTATGCTGAACATGAACGCGCAGGCGTGCATCTAATGTCTTTGATGTCTTGCCGACATACAACTTTCCATTGATGTTGTTCTTTATCTTATAAACAAACATGGCCTTTACAAATATCGCTTCTTCTGTCTTTTTGACTTAAATATAATGCTGATTGTACAACGCAATTCATGCTGTTAAATTCTTCGGATCTTTGATACTGATTCGAATTGTCTGCATTTTCTGGTTATCCAGATTAATAAGCTGCAATAAATAAAACGGTTGTTGTCCTGGTATTTGTGCTTCGACTACCTTGTACGTTTTGTTTTTATCATCTTTGACCTTCAAATATTCAGGCGTGAAATATACATTCAGCTGTCTTGCAGAATCACCAGAAACTCTAATTGTGTCTTTGAAAGCATCTAATCTCAAGTTCATATTTGGATATTGTCTAGGTGACCCAGCATCGCAAATGACTTTAGTATTTAATCTATTTTTGTATGCATCAAATATTACTCGATGCTGAGAAGAATAGTTTGAAATCATTCCGTGAGCGTCGATACTGCATATTGCATAGATGTAATCTGACGAAATGAAAAATTCAGTATCTACTGTAAAATCAGGATCGATGTGCATGAATACTGGGTAAGACTGATCTGACTCTGGTCCTTGTGAATGAATTAGCACCTTGTCATCTTCATTCATATTTTCAATATTATTGCAGTCAACGCGTTCATTTGTTTTATACCTACCTTGATTATTTGGTCCAGGTAACGATGTGTCAAATCCGTATTGTGCGATTAGTTCAAATGGTTCATTTATGCTCTTACGCCGAAATACCTGAAATTGCTTGACGTCTTTTTGATGATTCACAGGAGTGTCCCAGTGAATCTTTAGTTTTCTTTTTGTATAATCAAATGTGAATTTGATGTCATTCGGTTGTGGGGGTGGAACATGTTCGAAGCATTCTGTATGAACAGAAATTGGACGTGAGCTAACATATAGCGTCGACATGTCGACGCTTGTTTTGTCAGCGCTGTATGTCAATATTTTTACTGCCGCAACAGTACGTATTGCGTATGTGTATTCTGTTCCATACAAGACAGTTCTGTCTTCAAAATGTGTTGTCAGACAGCTCTCAATATAGAAAGTTGCATTTTGCTTAAATCCGTCTGCAGTCCTTATGTAACGATCAATAATGTAACCTATAATCTTAACAGGCTGTGTAAGTGAAGATAAAGATGCTTTTGTCTCATCATTTTGTATTGGAATGACCTTAAGTGTATTGCTTCTGTGATAGCCCTTCACTTTAGAATTTGAATGTGAAATTTGCAAAGATGCTAAATTATCTTTTGTAGTCTTTTCGACTGAATCTTTAAAGATGTCAGCTATTACAGAGCTATTTATCTTCATGCTCAGCGTAACTGATTTTGTTATAGATCTTAGTAAGTCATCCTTGTCTGATGGATTTCCAGATTCATCAAATACTCGAAGACCAAGTGAAGTCTTTGGAAAATCTGATAATTTTACGTAAGCGTCTGAAAGTGCTCCGAGCTGTGTTTTTGTGAATCTATCATCTTCAATATCAGCGACATTTTGTGTTTTTG